TCACAGACAAATCAAAGTAAAAATGAAAATAAATGAAGGGATAACTCTTAATAGAAAACTTCTTGACAAAACGCTCTCGTATTCTCCGTGAGACTCTTCTTCGGGCCGAAAACGCGCAGAATTTGCGATATTTCTAACTGTTTGTAAATCACATACTTGCATGAAACACGTCGTTATTTCTATTAAATCTCTTCATGATTTGCGTCAGATTACCTTATCATCTGCGTCAAGTTATGTGTCATGTTGCGTCAAATCATGCACCAATCTGCATCAAAAAGCGTGCTGTTTTGCGTCAAGTTGCAATTGTACTCTCCTATTCTTGCATTGTCATTTCTCCTTTTCGGTCTTCTTTTCCGATATTTTCCGCTTTTTATTTTCCTGTTTCCTGTTTTTCAATCCCCGTTTTTTTTCAGATGTTTTTTGACAAAGTATGTACTGAAATAATCTATTTGTGATTTTCACACTCCTGCTTTTATAAGTTGAATTCACATGGATTTTACATATTGAAATGCAGGGCGATGTTAGTTGAATGAGTATCTGTGTTATCATATCACCGAATTTCTGAGTATAATTTAGGGAGGGAATGTTTGAAACAACTCATCAATATGATCAGACTATTGCTTATTCCTTTTCGTCATTCTTTGTATCCAAAAACTTCTGAGCATCAAGAAATGTTGCATCATTCACTTTTTTGATAGAGTTCATAAAGTTAACACTATCTAAAACTTTCTTTTGTTCTTTGGCTGTTTCTATGAGGATTCTGGCACGTTCTTTTTTAGGAAGACCATTCTTTATTAACATTGCGTTAAGTGTTTCTAAGTTTGACAATATAGCCAAATCATTTATACTTGCAATTTCTCGCAAATTCTCACCTTTCAAAGCTCTCTTTGGATTTGCTTCTCTCCATTGCTTTGCAGTGCATCCAAACATTACGATGTTCAATAAATCTGCTTCATTTGAATATACCCACTCCTTACGCTGGGAAAACGATAATTTAGGTATCATGTATTTGTCAATGGCGTCAGTATGGATTCTATAGTTAGCCTTCGATAATAAGCGTTTTACATTCCATTCTAAATTGTATTGGTTACTTTCGATCTCTTTAAGGCGTTGATATTCCTTGACGATATAAAGTTGAAAGATTGGACTTATCCACATTCCAAAGTTAAAAGCAATGTCTGTGTGAGCATACGTTCCTCCATATCGTCCTGTCTTTGCAGTCAATCCAATGGCTCCGGTACGTGCAACCCATTCTTTTACACTGATTTTGAAGTTATTAAGACCTGACTTGTCTTTAATTATGGCGAATTCGCCATAATTAAAACTTGGATTGTTTAAACTCTCCCATGCAGCTAAATATTCAAGGGTATTTCTATTTCGCAACCAATCACTGATAAAGAAGTCTCCGTCTTTCGCTTTTATCATGTCTGTTAACGAAATGAAGTCACTCTCATTTACTTTCGTCATGGCAATATCAATGCCTTTGACTTTTAGAATAGAAAATTTTGCTACCATATAATACTTATATGTAAATGTCCGTTATATCTTATTCTTGTTGTAAATTTTATATTTGTATCTCATGCGGTAGGATGCCATAATCAACATTTGTTTCTCATGCAAGTCCTTGTTGAGGTTGTGGTGATAGAACTTGTAGCAGAATTCATTTTGGTACTCATAGAAAGTTAAGTTTTACACTATGGTACATGCCCGCAAACAACATCTCAATATTCAGATAACGATGTGTATCCATAGCAACATCTTGCCAATGTCCTTCAGTTCTTTCTCCATTGATGTAATCTCAGTAATCTTCATCACCTTAACCTGACGTAGACAGACCTTACTCGCTTTCAGTTTTTCTGAATTTTATAAATATGCTATAAAGGTAATTATTTTGGTTATAGTTAATCCGGCAAAACGAAATGTACCGCTTTGGTAAAACGAAATGTGATTATTTTGTGTAAAACGAAATGTGTTTTTTTTCGAGCGCACACGTGCAAGAAACGCCTCAAAAAATCTTTTGTTTTGAGGCGTTTTTCTATTACAAATATTTGTATATCTCGCAGAAAATTACTATCTTTGTATAGTATATATTGGGACTTTACACACTCAAACATTGAGTTCAAACCTCACCGTCTCATCTCCATCAAGCAGTCGCTTGGTACAGTTTATATTATTCTCGTATATGTGCACATTGCCGAGGTTCAACGTTATATTCTTTAGTGGCAGGTCTATCTGTCGTGCCATGAGGTATAGGTGGTATATATCGGCCGGTAGTCCGAGGTTCGCATCACTGCTTCGCTGATAGGCCGACAAAACCAACTCGCCCGCATCTACCTGGAACTGCACAAGGCTAAGGCAAGGAGCCTGGTTGCTTTCTGCGCCTGTTTCACCGAGGAATAGCACATAATTCTTGCTGTTACGCTTCTCGCGGTTTATCTTGGCAATCAGTGGCGGGAGCTTCTCAAAGTAGGTCGGATAACTGTTCACCAGTACGCTTCCGCAATAGTCCCACCAGTTGATGCCAGCCTCTCGGTACTTCTCCACCTGCCGCTCACCCTGCATAAATAGCTGTAGTTCGTTCTTCAGTTTCTTGCGGGCAATGCCGTGACTCTCGAAAATGTCGAGCAGGTCGGCTGGCGACAACGAAAGCTGCTCATTCAGCAGGTACTTGATGTTACCTTTCTTGTTATGCTGCATCTTACCCGTGCGCATAATCTTCTCTAAAATGTCGTGGTACTTGTTCATAGTTTAATAGTATTTAATTAGTATTTGAACAGTGTTTAACCAGCCTTTTTATAGAGCATCATGTCCGTGTAGGTAGCGTTATAGTTCATGTGGGCATTGAACTCTACTTTCGTACATTTCTCGAATGGATTGCCTATGGTTTTGTTTCTGCCTATCCAATCGCACAATTCCAATATAGACGACTTATTACTTGTAAAATATATAAACGAATGTCCTGCCAGAACGGTCAGCACATCGAGGTAATCGGCAAGCCTCCAGTACATCTTATAGGTACCCACTTCCGTGCTCAGATACGGAGGATCGACGAGAAATACCACACCAGGCTTGTCCTTATACTGATTAAACACCTGCCTGTAGTCTGCCGATACAATGCTCAGTCCGTCCAAATAGTCGCTGCATAAGGGATAGTCTGTCTTGCGTATCGTGTTATACAAAGCCTCCTTACGCATCTCCTCTATGCTCAGGCGGTACTTCATTGAAAACATAATAGAGGAGGATATGGTAATGAAGTCCAGATAGCCGTAATGATCCTGGTGCTTTTGCAAGCACTCAAACACTTTCTCGCGTGCATCACCAGTGATAGGCTTGTATCGTGGTGTACCCTGCACGATTTCCCTAAGTTCTGCGAGCAGTTCGTTAGTCTGCGGTATATGTTCCAGCCTTAGCCTGTATCCATCAAAATCGTTATACACCACCTTTGAATGAGGCTTTTGACATTTGGCAATATGCGACAACAAACCGCTGCCGCCAAATAAATCTACGAATGTAGTTCCATCGGGGAACTGCTCCAACACTTTCTTAAACTCCTTGGCAAACATCCGCTTCTGCCCGACGAATGGAAGCGGTGCCGAATTATATTGCTTTCTCATAACGAGAGCAAAGGTCGTGAGTTTCCGCTACAAATAAGAATATCCGTTATCAATCATACTGCAAACAATTTGCAGTCGCTTTGAAAGTGCTTGATAAGTCCATACACCTTCCGTTCACTCACGGCATATTTTTCAGAGAGTGCAGCCACGATATAAGACACTTTCTCTCCCTCGTCAAGCAGTCTTCGATAGTCTGCATACAGGTCTATATACTCTGCATCCTCTATTCTTACACCTGCCGTATGCAGGTTTTTCAGTAACTCCCTGTTAATTTTCACAATCTCAACTATCTTCATATCCCAGAATTTTAGTATATTTGCATCGCCAATCATTTTTAACAACAATAAGAAACCCATAGGGTGTGGCAGAGGGTATCGGCCCCCGGTCAGCATCCTATGGGTGTGTTGTTAAAATGATTGGCGTCGTATTAACAGGCCGGGGGCTTTCTTTTTTCCAGCCTCCCCCGGGAGGTTTGTCGTTTATACAGCATATCTGAGATACAATTATTATCTACTTTTATTTTCATAAAATCTTAATCATTATATAGCATTTTCATGTTTCCATAATCGTAAAGTAAACTTCCAACGTGTCTACCTTGGTGATCGACGTTGCAGCCGATGCGATATAATGTTATCCATTTATGATGCACATCAACCGAGACAATGTCAAACAAATCATCACTAAACGTATTTTCTATTCTTGAAAAGTTTCCTGTAAACTCGTATATAGTGCCAGGCTGTTTCAGTGCGCCAGACGTATCAATGGCAAACTGGATCTGTTTTGGGTAGTCTGAATGTACTCCTATCATATCTGCATGGGTATGTCCTGTCAACCAACAGATGAAATCACCTCCATTCTTCACGAACTCATCTACGGCCTGCATGTCTTCATTGCTCGGACATCCTTGTATATCATAATACATGTTGGAAAATGTGCACTTTAACGGTCTGTTGATATTAGGAGAATGTCTAAGACAGATCACATGATATCCTTTCATCCGTGCGTCTTCTAATGCCGTCTTCAGCCATGCAAGCTGTTCACCTGTATCCACCGGTTCACCATTTACATAGGTACTCATAAATAAATTTTCTTTTGTTTTACCCGTCTCTTCTGCATACTCAACCGTACAAGGTATTTTCTCTTTCCAGTGATACATATCAAGTCCGATAATACGTATCTTGTCATCCACGTAGTCCTTATACCAATACGTTTTGTTTTCTTGACAAACAATCCCCGTATCATTCAGGAATGGTTTCAAAAACTTTTCATAACATTGCTTCTGTGAGTATCCTGGAACAGCCCAGGCGTTAACATACTTAGATATTATCTTCTTAGCCTTATCTTCGTCTGTTAAGGTATATTGCTGCTTTGTTCCAAACATTTCGTGATTCCCCATGATGTTCAAGAAACCGCCTGCTTTACATGATGCCCAATAGGTGAAGTTCTGAAAATAAGTATGACAGACATCTCCTGTAGAGACTACACCTGTCAGATACTCAGAATAAGCATCATAGAACTGTCTTATTCGTGCAAGTCGTCTATCAACAGAGTGTAAATCAGAGAACCAAAGTAGGGTGAAACACTTATACATATTATTAACCTCTCCCGCCTTATACTTGAATCCTGATAATACCGGTGTAATCTTCTCCTTGGGATACAACGAAAGAATGTCCCCTCTGTTAGTAGAGTTGACTTCTGTGGAATTTTGAGAATTTCTTTGTCCCTGCTCGTTGATAAACCATATTTTGATATTATCAAACTTATAAGTTTCATTGGTACCTGACACAGCATTGTTCCAGGATCCTATAAGACGTATCTCTATCTTTTCACACCTCTTATCTATCGTATCATTTAGAGGAGACACCCCCATTAGCTGTTTTATCTCATTCCCATCTGCTGAAAGTTGTCTCAAACGTATATACTTTTCATAGACATTAGATGAAGAACCACATTCTATGCGTAATTCTTTCCCTTTCATCTCATTTGTAGGAGAAAAGGAAAATGACGTTGAAGCCCACTGCTGATCAGAAACAAATATCAGCGAATCTGCAGTATAAATTATACCTGTATTAATATTTGCCAAGTTGTTCTCTTTGAGAATTTTATGTGTTTTAATTACATCATGAAAGGATACTTCTACATAATTTTTTATCAAAGCCAATCGTTCATAGAGTTTTTCATCATATAATACACGGCATTGTATATCAGACACAATCACTTCCACATCTTCAGTAAGCTGATTTCCTTTTGAGTAATATATCATAAAACACAACATTGCTGTTTTGTCTTTCACTACATCCGAACAAGTAGTATTACCATATACACGTGTGATTTCAGCTCCATCAGCGTCTTTCTGTATCAAAGCAATTCTTCGATTATCTCCATATAAAACCTTTGAACTTATATTTCCGATAGAGAATTCTATCCTGCATCCGCTAAGACCGACTATATTGTGATTTATCTGAATACTCTTCCAATCTGCTCTGCCTTTTGTAAATTTTACTTTAATACTCGAGACACTTACGAGATTTTCGTATTCTTTTATTAAATCGGTATTGATTGCAATTAGCTTTCCATTGTCTATCAAGACACTACCGATACCAGCATTCTTCCTGTTGATATTAGCTACGTCTGACTTCAAACTCTCTATACCGCCTACATTACAAATCAGCAACCATCCTGGTTTCTGATAGGCGTAGATGTTTCCGTTTTCAGGACTGTCGGCGTGTACATCATCATAGATGGCAACTAACTGCCCATAGCGCAGGGATTTCCCATTTGTCCCGACCGGAGCTGTATCAGCCTCCATAGCATTCTTTGTCTGATACACTTTCCTGACACCAAGACCTTCCGCAGACTGCTCCAATAAAGCTATATATGCTAATGTATCCTCGTGCAGCTTACCTACCTCCTCAGGTGTAATGCTGTCTACTTGACTTTTCTCCTTAAGTTCTTTTGCTCGCTTGAGCAGATTGTATATTGTATCCATTTTTTATTTTGGTATAATGAAAAATGTGCTAATCTGACAGTTTGAAGGATTGTTATACTCAGTTTCTATTTCACCTGTGAAATCAGCTATATTATTCTTAATGATGATCTGAGCCTTTTGTGCCCGTGCGGAAGTATCCCCGCCTGTAACGAATGACTCTGATATCGTCTCATTCAACCATTTAGGAGTTTTTCCATTAAGGGAAAATACTCTGCCTTGGCTATCAGTCCATTTTGTACTATTACTCGTTAGCACCATACGGACGCGATAGAAGTCCTCTTCTTCTTTATACTGTAACTGTCCTGTGTAACCATTAGAAAAATCGACATTTATGTCTTTATATTCATTGATAGGGACTTTTTTAGCAATAAGCGGAGCCATAAGTTCAAACAGCGACTTCAACTTGTAGACATTATAAGTGTTATCTGTTTTTTCAAGTGTTAAATACGCTTCAACGACTTCTCTACATGCATACTCCTGTCCATTTTCAAAAGTACGTATATCCATACTTTTGCTTTTTATACCTACATATAAAGGTGTGTCCCATGATTTTACAGTCAATGTCGTTTCTTTAATCTCGTAGATAAAACCATCCAGAACCAACCAGTTCTGTCTTGTCTTAAATGTTGTACCCGATTTGGTATCTGCAGATACAAGATCTGCCTCTATTTGAGAAAACAAGAAGACTGTATTTCCAGCACTAAGCGCCTGAAGAAGTAATTTCATCTGTCGGGCTGGGTTCTCCTGCAATGTCTTGAGATCATCGATGTAGAGGGGTTGTCCTCCCTCACTAAAGAGCATTTTATTCATATTCGTATATTTCAATGCGGAAAGAGCGTCCCGCGGGTTTATAATGATTCAACAGGTTTAATATAGTTGTCAGATTCTGCCCTCCATGCTTGTCTTCTGCAGCATCTATTGATGTACATAGGAATGACGGTACATAGACAATGAAAGAAGGCTGCTTAGGAACGTCGTCATAAGCTCTGACATACAGCGGAGAATTACCGCTCACATAAACAGGGGGCAGACCTTCACTCTTGAAATGTAAAACAGTCTGTACTCTCTGATTAGCAGAAACGATGTAAATCTGATGCTCTGAAAGGAAAAAGGCATCATTCAGGACCTTTTCTATATACTGAACACCTGCCGTAATGTTGAGACGATTCAACACATGAGAACGGTAACTATAAAATCGGTTATACAAATCCCTTATTCCGCGCAGCATCGCTTTGAGTAGTGCTACGAGCACTTTGCTTCTCAATATAGGAGGCAACAGCTGAAAGCCAAGTTTGATGACATCTAACTTATACCACATAGCTCAATGTATTTCTTAGGTTTACGGTAATGAAACTTCCACCAACAGCGGTATAATTATTACCGCTGATTTCCTTATAGACTGTTCCATCTGTACTGTACTTGCAGATCTGCAGTTCCACATCCTGCACGCCTTCCACATTCTGTATAGCATCAACCAATTTCGTTTTGTTGAAAGTACCGCCATAGATGATATTTCTGACATAGGCGTTCACAGCATCCTCTACAGCATAACTTCCGTCTGCTATTCTTACCCCAGTTCTATCAATCACCAGTGGGTCGACGTGTATAGTTGCATTGATACTTATTCTATCTGCAGGCAACGAGCGAACAGAAAGTACAACACCTGCTATTTTAACGCGGTTCAAATACTGTTTGAACGCTGTTAAAACATCTTCTGAAAGAACAGCCGGCTGTCCTCCTGCTTCAGCAGAAGCAAGAATCTCTACAGAAGTTCCTCTGTCGCGTACTGCAACATATTTAACGAGTCGCTTCTTCTCGTTTTCCTGTTCGTAGACATATTGTTGCGTCGCCTCATTGAAGACCAAAGCATCACCATACTGAAACTCTTTTGCGATTTTATAGTACCAAGGTACACTTGCTACAACAGCACGACTGATTTTATCGTCAACATCCGCCTTGAACTGGTCGAATATAACCTCCAGCACATGACTGCAGGCAGCAACTATGTAAAACAGGATGTTCTCAATACTGACCGCTGAGAAACTTTCATCAAAGGTGTCAGTCTCTGACAGTCCGTATCGTTCTCTTACTGTAGCATCTGCCATAAAGGCATTTGTCATTGTTTGTTTTATCTCTGCTATACTACGAGCCATACTTATTTACTTTAATTAAACTGCGGTGCAAATTCACCACCGAACACCCTTAACTTGACATCCGTCATTCCTTTCTCTGTTGCTGGAGACACATCGTTAGCTTTACAGTACTGTTGTATTAATCGGTTGAAACTTACGTCAGGACGTTGCAACCTGCTTCCTGCCTCTAACGTTTCAGTCATACCGATACCGTTCGCAGCAGCCAAAGCAGGCAACGCTTCCAGCGAGCCATACTCCTGTATGGCTATATCAGCCAAGGTCTGACCATCTTTCACTTCAACTTCCATCTTATTACGAAATAAAGAGCTAACACCACAAGGACACCGAATGCAACAAAACCTGTTTCCATTGCTCGCTTTTGAATCCAGCTCAATTCTTTTTCCTTGTAAACTATCTTCGGCTTCTCCTTATATTGCTTATGATCCTTATCGTGTATCGTTATGTGAGTTGTATCACGCACCGTTGTAAGACCTTTTATCGCCGCACCTGGAAGACTTTCTAATATATGCGTCAAAACACCGTTATGTATTCTTGCCGTTGAGCGATACAAGGCATTCTGCAAAACTGAAACAGAGTCTTTCGTTGCACGCTCCTGGTGATACTCTGGCAACTGCAATGATACTGGCGCAAGACGTTCTGAAACTCTTATGGTGTCGTAACTGACAACGTGCAACGTGTCGGTGCTTATGCTCTCTACAGGTACATAGACCTTATGAGAGCAAGCTGAGAAAAGAAAGGCAGTAAGGATAACTGCTAATAATACTTTTAATGTTTTCATATCGTTGTTGTTAGATGTTTGCGTATTCTGCCTTTGCATCGAAACAAGGGCAAGCCTTGATATACTCGTTTGAGGTGATTCTTCCATCGTGGTTCAAGTCTGGCGAGAAGTCACGATGTCCTTGAATTACAGCTACAGGATATTTCTTGTGCAGCATACTAAGTAGTGTGCGAAGACTTGCTTTCTGTGCATCTGTGCGGTTGTCTGCTGGCTTGCCCATTCTGTCTATACCACCAATATATGCTACATTGATAGAAACGGAATTAAACCCCTTCACGCCATTGCTCACCTTGTCTTCATCAAGCAGCTGGGTAATCTTGTCGTCTGGACTGACCACATAGTGGTATCCAGGATTAACCCATCCTTTACGGAGGAATTCCTGTCGTAGGCTCTCAATAGTCTGTGACTGATGGCTCGCAGTACAATGCACTGCAATATACTTAATCGTTCTCATTCTTCCTCCTTTCCGTTCTTGGAGTTGACAACTCGGTCGATGTAATTTCTCACATCTCCCCATTTACTCTGAATGTAGATACCCACACCGAAGATAGAGCCGGCATAGACCAAAGTCTGCGACACATACCACAGCACGCTGTCTTTAACATCGCCCCCATTAAAGAAGAAACTCAGAAAAGCCATTGCCACACCACTTGCAAGCAGAAATATGGCTGAGCCGTATTGTATCCATTCCTTCGTGTTTCTTTGCATATTGCTTAAGTTTAATATTGTGCATCTATTTCGATGCTTTTGGTTGTTATTTTTATATTAGTCACAGTTTGTCTGTCCATCTCCAGTTGCTCTCTAATGAGCGTTCTCCAATAGATAGGATCATTGTCAAGCAGCATGTCACTGATGCCACAGCCTGCCATCGGTCGTTCTTTCAACTCCCCCTTATGTAAGTGAAAAATCAAAGCCTGATTCTGATGTAGCGTGTCACCGATAACCAGACCAGAGATAATCTTTCCGTCTGGTCCTCGATGCGTTTGTATCACCGCTTCATAGTCTATCAATGTAATACCTTTCATATCAATGTTTGATAGTTACGTCTTCATAATCAGTCTTCTTAAACTCCTGCGCCTTAGTCAGAGGTGGACCAGTTGGTCCATGAGTTCCTTGGTGTGTATGGCTATTGACAGCTTTAACCAGTTCATTAAGTTTCTTGGTTAAGTCCTCAATATTAACCAGTCCTCCAAGCTTACCTCCATTTATCGTTATAGATTCAACATGATCCACAGCTAAGACGACAAGGCTTGAGTAGTCTCCTGACAGACTCCCAATGATGACTGCAGTACCAACTTTTGGAACTATCAGCATCTCTCCATTATCATCTGTTTCTGATGCACGAAGACGAACATCTGGCACGAGAAGGCTTCCAATTTCCACGTCATATTTGAGACGTAAAGGTTGACAAAAAAAATAAACGAGTAGACAAGTTGCTTGACAATCAACTGGTCTACTCGTCAACCTATCTACTCGTTTATTATTCTACATTTTTATCCTTCCCCTGAAGGAACAGGTCCTACGGGTTCAGGTCCCACATGTTCGCCTCCACCGCCTTTCTGCTTTTTCTTCTTCGCTATGGTGTAGAGTGCAAACTCTCGTACATTGGCATCGCCAGAGAGTTTTGGCGTGCGGAGTACTCCCGTTGCCCTACTACGTAGTTTTATGCTCTTGATGTTCTTTGCAGGATTGAACCCTTCCAATGTTTCAGCACCACTCGTGCGCAATCCAGCCGAGAAGATAGCGAGGTCGTCAATCTTGACGTTCTTTCCATCGATGATGATTTCCTTGATGCAAGCCACCATATCGCGCAATACACCATAGATGCAACCCTTTGAGAAGGGCACATTGTGCGTAGCCATGTAGTCGGCAAGCTGGCGGAGGTCGATGGTCTCTTCGCTTACGGC